CGAAGATGGCAAAGCTAGTGTTATCTATTGGAATCCTATTAACCTTTTTGAAAAGAATAAACTATTTAAAAAATCTGAAAATTTATCTGATGTAAGTATTTTAGCTGACATATTAGTTATGAAAGCTTTAGATAAAGATGGAAAAAAGATTTTTAAATTAGACGATAAGATGGATTTAATGACAAAAGTAGATTCAGATGTATTGTCGAGGATAGCTACAGCCATGATACAAGTTGCTAGTCCTGAAGAAGTAAAAAAAAACTAATATTCAATCCTGAATTAAAAAATTTACTTATAGTCGCTGATAGGTTAAAAATAACTTTATCTGAACTTCTAAAAATGGAAGTTTGGGAGTATAATCATTGGGTGGCTTATTTTATGCTAGAAAAAGATGAGCATGATAAAGGTGCATCAAAAGGTAAATATTAATGGCTCAAAATCTAAAGATAAATATTCTTGCACAAGATAAAACAAAACAAGCTTTAAATTCTGTAAAAGGTGGACTTGCAAGAGTAAAGTCTGCTGTATTTAGTTTGCAAACAGCTTTTGTTGGTTTAGGTGCTGGATTAGTAATTAAAAATTTAGTTGGTACAGGTAGAGAGTTAGAAAATTTAAGAGTTAGATTAAAGTTTTTACTTAAAGATACAAACGAGGGTGCAAAAGCTTTTGACAACATGGTCAAGTTTGCATCTAAAGTTCCTTTTTCACTAGAAGAAATACAATCAGGTTCAGGTATATTAGCAACAGTTACAGATAATGCTACTGATCTTCAAAAGATGTTGGAGATTACAGGTAATGTAGCGGCAACAACAGGATTAGATTTTAGAACTGCGGCTGAACAAATACAAAGATCATTTAGTGCTGGTATTGGTGCGGCTGACCTTTTTAGAGAAAAAGGTGTAAGAAATATGCTTGGCTTTAAAGCTGGTGCAACAGTTTCAATAGAAGAAACAGTAGCGGCTTTTGAAAAAGTATTTGGCAGAGGTGGTAGGTTTGGTAATTCAACAGACGAACTAGCAAAAACATTTGAGGGTACTCTCTCAATGATTGGCGATAAAATATTTAACTTTAAAAAAGTTCTACTTGAAGCTGGTTTCTTTGAAGAATTAAAAAGACAGTTTGGAGATTTAGATAAGTTCTTAGCTGACAATGCAGAAAAATTAGATGAAATAGCAACATCAGTTGGTAAAAATTTAGCAAATGCAATAGTAGGTGCAGTTAAAATAGGAAAAGATTTAGTTCCTGTTATTAGAGAAATAGGTGCAGTTCTTGGTTCGATCATAAAAGGATTTAACGAATTACCAGCATTTGTAAAATCTATTGGTCTAGTTGGTGCTATGCTTTTTGGAAAAAAAGGTGCTGCGGCTTTAGCTGGAATATCTTTTATAATTGGTAAAATAAAAGAATTATCAGAGTTACCAAGAATAATCCCAATAAGTAATATGGATTTAAAAACAGTTAAAGATATTGATGATGCAATTTCATCACTTAAATCAAAAATTATCGAACCATCATCATTTATCAATGATGTAGGTTTAGAGGAATTTGAAGAATTAACAGATGCTCAAATAGCACATAACAATGTTGTTAGAAATCAATTAAAAATTTTAAAAGAAATAAGAGTTTTAGAAAAACAAAGACTTCCTCATCAATTAGAACTTCATAAAGGTCTTAAATCTATTGCAGTTGCAGAAGAAGAAATTAAAGAAAAAGTTAAAAAAACTCTTGACCTAAGAAAACATACACAAGAAATTATTAGAGATGCTGAAAATAAAGAAATGGAAAAACAACTCTTTATTCAAACAGAAATCAACAAAAAGAAAATGGAATTTAATAGATTGGTTTCTGAAGCAGAAAAAGAATTTGCAAAACAAAAAAATACATCACAAAATGTTTTAGACATAATTAAAGAACAAAATAAACAATTTTCTTTATCAAATGAAATTGGTGAACGATTAAATCAGGGTGTTAAAGGAGTATCAAGAGGATTTGCAGAAGCACTTGTTTTAGGTAAAAGTTTAAATAAATCAATGAAAGAACTTGCACAAAATTTATTAGTAGAAATAATAGCAAAAACTATTGAAAGAATAGCTTTAATGGGTATTGAAAAACTAATTACAAAGTTTTTATTTGATAAAGATGATGATAGAGTTCAAGCTATAAAAAATCAAAATAAAGAATTACAAAAACAAATTGCTTTACAAGCAATATTGTTTTCACTTGGCGGTGGAGGAGGTGGCGGATTACCTTTTTTTAATAAAGGTGGTTCAGTAAGCAAAAATCAACCTGTTATAGTTGGTGATAGTGCTTCAGGTAGAGGTGGTGAATTGTTTGTACCTAATTCATCAGGTCAGATAATTCCTAATTCACGATTAGGTTCTGGCGGTGGAGTAAATGTAAACTTTACCATAAATACTGTTGATGCAAGAGGATTTGACCAATTATTAGTTTCAAGAAGAGGAACTATTACAAGAATAATAAATGAATCAGTAAATGAAAAAGGAAGGACAGCTTTAATATAATGTCAGGTGCATTTCCAATATCCTCTGCTGGTTTTGAAGTAGCAACTATTAGATCAGAGCAAAAAACTTTAATAAGCAAATCTCAAAGTGGAAAAAGATTAGTCAGACAAATAGATAGTCAAAAATTTAGTTTTACTGCTTCAATTATTACAGCTAAAAGATCAGATGTTTATGGTGAACTTATGGCGTTTATAATTAAACAAAGATCAGGTAAAGAAACTTTTACTTTAGTACCACCAGAAATATCTTCAACTAGAGGAAGTGAAACAGGAACTTTACTTGTCAACGGAAGTCATACTGCTGGTGATACAACTATTGCTATAGATGGCCATGCTTCTGATGCTTCTGGTGTTTTAAAAGCTGGAGATTTTATTAAATTTGGCCACGACAAAGTTTATATGATTGTTTCAGATGTAACAAGTTCTTCTAATGCAAGTACAATAACTATTGAACCTCCTATTAGATCAAGTTTATCTGATAATGAATCTATTACATATAATTCTGTTCCATTTACTGTTTTTCTTAAAAATGATCTTCAAGAGTTTGGTGCTGTTAGTGCAGATAAAGATGGAAATGTTTTATACAAATTTGAGTTAGATGTAGAAGAATCTTTATAATGAAATATAAAGTCACTTATTGGCTAAATGCAGATTTTGTAGCTGAAGAAATTATTGATGAAGAAAATATAAATTTTAAAAATAATGATTTAGGCCAATATAATGAGCCTACCAAAAATGCAAAATTTAAGGTATTAGATAGTATAAAAATAAACAGAAGAAGTTACGAAAAACATGACACGAGGATTAACAACAACCTTAAAAAATGAACTTGCAACTAACATATTAAGACCTGTTCATCTAATTACTATAAATTTTTCTACTCCACAAAATTTTACTGATTGTTCATTTGATTTAACAAGTTCAATTTCAGGTGTCTCAACAACATATACATCAACAGCTTTTATTAGAGATGTTTCAGAATTTACAGAGGAAGTTGGTGTTTCAAAATCTTCAATAAGACTAGGAATATCAGGAGTTGACACAAGCTTAATATCAGTTGCCTTAAATGAAAATGTTGTAAATGATGAAGTAAAAATATTTAGAGGTTTTTTAGATTCTTCTAATGACCTAATAAGCGACCCATTTTTATTATATGATGGAAAAATAGATAAATTAGAAATTACAGAGTCACAAGATACAACTGATTTAATATTTAGTATTGTTTCTCATTGGGCAGATTTTGAAAAAAAAGCTGGTAGAAAAACAAACCCAAATTCACAACAAAGATTTTTTTCAGGTGATAAAGGTATGGAATTTTCTGCTTTAACAGTTCAAGATATTAAATGGGGAAGGGAATAGTGGAGATTAGAAAATGGGAAAAGAAAGATGTAGAAGATTTAATTTTATTAAGCAAGACTATGTGGGAAGAAAGTATGTATAGAGATATATCATTTAGCGAAGAAAGATTGAGAACACAATATAATTATCTTTTATCAAAACCATTTAAAGGTATGGGATTTGTAGCAATAGAAGATAATAATATGATAGGTGCGATTGTTGTTATGTTGTCAAAATATTTTTTTAGTGATGAAATTTTTTGTTTTGATTTAGGTTTTTTTATTGACCCAAAAAAAAGAAAAGGTATTAGAACACCTTTAAAACTTGTTGAAGAAGCTAGTAAATGGGGTAAAGAAAAAGGTGCAAAAGAATTTAGACCAGCTTCAAGTGTAGGTGTTAGAATAGATAAGATAGAAAAATTTTACAATTTTTTAAATTTTAAAACAGTAGGTAATGTATTTAGTAAAAGGTTATAATTATGTGTCCAAATCCAATTGATATTATAGATGATACAATAGATTTTATTTCAGATATTGTTGAAACAGCCATTGGTTGGTTATTTGAAATTCCTGAAATACCAGAATTTGGAGAGGGAGACTTTGATCAATTTGAAAGAGGATTACTATTTAATAAGCAAAGTAATGATGCTTCTATTCCTTTAATATATGGTGAAAGATTAGTTGGAGGTACAAGAGTATTTTTAGAAACTTCTGGTGACACCAATGAATTTTTATATATGTGTATTGTTATGGCAGAGGGTGAAATAAACTCTATTCAAGAAGTAAAAGTTGATGATAAAGTAGTTATTTTTAATTCATCTGGCGGAATACCAACAAATATTGTTGGGGATAATGTTCAATTACAAGTAGATGGAACAGATACAAATTTTTTTAAAGCTGACCCAGCAGTTGAAGACTCAAGTGCAGAATCAACAATAACTATAGAAGCGCACTATGGAAGTGATAATCAATCTGCATCATCATTATTGCAAGAATTGTCATCATGGACAACAGACCATAGGCTCTCTGGAATCTGTTATCTTGCTCTAAAATTTAAATGGAATCCTGATGTTTTTTCTGCAATACCAAAAGTTCAAGCTAAAATACAAGGAAAAAAAATAGTTACATTAGATGCTAGTTTAAATGAATCCTCTCCAACATATTCAACAAATCCAGCTTTTTGCATTTTAGATTTTTTAAGAAATGAAAGATACGGAAAAGGTATTGATACTAATGATTTAGATTTACAAAGTTTCAGAGATGCTTCACAAGTTTGTATAACACAAGTAACGCCATATAGTGGTGCAAGTGATATTAATATTTTTGACACCAATGCTGTATTAGATACCTCAAAAAAAATTATAGATAATTTAAGAGAGTTGATTAAAGGTTGCAGAGGTTTTTTACCTTATC